CTCGGCGATTCAGACTCTACGCGCGACTTTGGGGATTGACATCCCAGTTGTCCCAGTTAACCCCAAAGGGTCTAAGGGGTCGCGAGCTGCGGGCTGTACGGGTATTATTGAGGCAGGGATGGTCTATCTCCCTAACACGGCCCCTTGGGTGTATGATTTTGTCGCGGTCCATGCGGCATATACCGGATCGGATGAAGACCAAGACGACGAAATTGACGCTACCTCCCAAGCCCTCTGGTATATCCAAAATAGGCCCTTCTTGAATGACGACCTCATAACATTCGACTCCAATCGGATCTTTGGTATTGACTTAATTCCTGATATAGACGATCATCAAGACGACCCATTAGGAATGGTTATACCACTGTAAAGGAGCCGAACAAATGGCCGACAGTACCCCCGAAGCACTATCAGTGCAGGAAACTTACACTCTAGAAGAGTTGTCGAAAGCAATCGAGGATTTTAACAATGGAGACTTTGAGAATTCCTACAAAGCTACGGAGACGGCGTTCAATTCCCTTTCCGCCGATTTTGCCGCAGAAGACCGTGATTGGACGGCGCTTGGCCACTCTGGGGGAATGTATGATTACGAGCGCACACATGCTGTGTCTCTGGCTCGGCGATATGCTCGTCACGATGGGAACTGCCGCCAAATTATTCGTCTATGGACTCAGTTTGCAATAGGGAAGGGCTTCACATGGCGCACCGAGGAGGAGAACGTCCAGGCGCTCGTGACCCGTTACTGGGAAAGCCCGGCTAATCGTAACATCCTCTCGGCCCAAGGTCAAGAGCAGTCCGCTCGCAGGCTCATCATTGACGGCGAGGTCTTCTTCGCCCACTTCCCCGCGCCCCGAGGCGAGATGCGTACGCGCCGTATGGACCCCCAGGAGATTACCGACTTCATCGTCGACCCCAACGACAAGACTAGCGTTGTGGGCTACAAGCGCGAGTTCGTCCCTGCCGACGCCAGTTCCGTCGAGAAGAAGTTCTACCTCAACTGGCTATATAGAGACGAGCCGATCCCCAAGGGTCTAGTCGAGAAGACCACGGGCAAGCCGCCCAAGGATGGCCTCAATTGGGAGAAGGGCGTAGTGCTCCAACATATCCCCTTCGAGGAGGACGAATGGGGACGCGGGACTCCGCTCTTGCTCTCCGCTGTAGTCTACTCCAAGGCCTACCGCCACTTCATACGCGCCCGTGCGGCCATTCAACAGGCCGTGGCCATGTTCGCCCGCAAGATTAAGGCGAAAGGTGGCCTGGAGACGCTCAATCGCCTCTTAAACGGCAATGCTGTAGGAACCACGGCCTCAGAAGAGGTCCATAGCCAATTCCAACCACCCGGCTCGACGTGGGCCGAGAACGAGGGGGTTGACATGCAACCCCTCAAGATGGACACAGGAGCCTCCGATGCTCAGACTGATGCTGCTTTGTATCTACAAAACATTGGTGTTGGGAGCGGGATTTTTCCTCACTATTTGGGTAGTGGAGACTCTTTTCGACTGGCGACTGCGGAGGCTATGGAAGCGCCGATGCAAAAGGCGTTCGAGTCCTTTCAACAGCTCTGGATTGATGAATATCGGTATATATTCGAGTTCATCGTCAAACTCTCCGACAAGAGACGTAAGTCACTCAAAAGACTCAACTTAGATGTCGAAGCGCCCCTCATTCTCACCGTCGACGTGCCCCGCGTGATACATGCCCTCAATGAGACCATGAACGTAGAACCGGCCTACAAGGAACTGCCGGATCTACACAAGATGCTCTGGACCCATCTCGGCGCGAAGGACACCGACGAGATATGGCATCGCCTCAACCCTCTCATTGACAAGCGTATCAAGAAAGAGGACAAGCAGGCCGAAGATGAGTGCCAGGACAAGAAGGACGCGGCGGAAGCCAAGTCCAAAGCTCTCAATGGTGACGGAGGCCAAGTAGGATCTCCCGCCCCAACAGCGGGCCAGATCCAAAACTTACCACCCGCAGACAAGCCGTAACCCATTGATTTAATTACACTTAGGGGTGACGAAAAGTAGATAGTGACCTTATTTACAATTTTCGTCACCCCTTAGCCCTTGACAAGCAATATACCTTTACCCCATACTGCGAGCAACTGTTATTATTATGGTAGAGGAGTGTTGCGCGTATGAACCTTTCCGACGAGCTCTATAATATTGCTATCAAAACACTTAACTCTGCTGACTTATCTGAATCCGAACGATCCGTACTCGGGGATGAACTTGTCGAGGCGGCCTCCATGAAGAGTCCCCTCGCGACCCTCCGCAAGATCATCGCGAAGACGGCGGTCCATTGCCGGGAGGAGGCCAACACCGAGGTGGGCGACCCCATCTCCGACTTCACCCCAATGGCCCTCACCGAGGCCGAATCGCAGCGTCTCGTCGAGAAGGGCATCGCCAAGGTCACTATTATCAAGCCCGGCTTCAATACCTCGAAAGCACGTTACTACAAACCCGACACCCTCAAGCGCGACTTTGGCGTATTTGAGGGCGCAAAGATGTTCCTCGACCACCCCCAAGAGTCCATGTTTGGGCCTGAAGGCCCCCGCTCCGTTAAGGACTGGGCCGCGTCCCTGAAGAACGTCTCCCCCCTCCCCGACGGTACGCTCGTGGGCGAGGCGGTCATTGTCGACAACGATTTCAAGTCTAAGGTCAAGACCCTCCGGGAACACGGCCTATTAGGCGAGATGGGAGTCTCCATCAACGCCTTCGCCAAGGCCCAAGAGGAGGAGATCGACGGCATTCCCACGGTCGGCGTAGATGCCATCGTGGCTTGCGAGTCGGTCGACTTCGTGTCCCGACCGGGAGCCGGAGGACAAATACATACGTATGAACACGCGCCGAAATCGGCGTTTAAGAATCTCACCCTCGAAGCTTTAGAACAGGAACGGCCTGATCTTGTTAAGGCGATACGAGGGGGGAAAGGGGAAATCCCTATGGATGAAGTCCAGAAGTTAAAAGATGAGATCGAGGCGAAAAACGCTAAGATTTCTACTCTTGAGGCGGAAGCCAAGGCCAAAGACGAGGGCGATGAACTCGCTACTCTGACGGCGGCCAAGGAATCTGCCGAGAAGGAGCGGGACGAAATTAGGGATCAACTCACGGCGAAAGAGGCCGAAGCCTTCAAGGCTCAGGTCGAGGCTAAATTGGTCGAATCTGACCTCCCCGAAGCCTCCCAGAAACGACTCGCCGAGCAAGAGTTTGATTCCGTTGAATCCCTCGAAAGTGCTGTTGAGTCCGAGAAGGAATACATCTCGGAACTTACCGGCGTTGAAGAGGGCCAAGTGCGTGACCTTGGTCCCTCGGGAAGCAAAAATAAACCTATCGACCTAACGGCCAGATTCGAGCGTATCCTACCCAAGGAACGCGCGAAGGTCGCGGCCAGTTTGTAAGGAGGCTTTAAATGGCTTGGCAACAGAATCCCTACAAGACCGGCATGACCGCCGGGACCGAGGTCCATCGAGGCACTGAGGTCATCACGGCTCTTGAGTCGGACTGCACGAGTCCGTCTACTCGAATCACCGCAGGTGATCCACTGACCATTGGAGACGGGACGGCTGGAGTGGGTATGATTACCACTACGGCCACCACGGATCTCGTGTCAGTAGACCTCAACGGTATCTGGTACCTGTCGGTTAATGCTAACAACGGAGCTGTCGCAGTCGGCGAACAGCTCTACTGCCACACTTCAACTGCGGCAGTCACAAATACGTCCACTACAGCAATTCCACTCGGCATCGCCCTCGGCGCTGTCACCTCGGCGGCCACTACGGTCATCGCGGTTAAATTGCTGCACGCGGCACTATAAGGAGGAACCCATGTCTAATCCAGAATTGTTTCAAGTTATGGAGGCGGGCTCCGGCGGATCTGATCCGTGGGCGGGTTACTCCTCCGTTCGCGACTCCAAACGTCCCGCTGGTTGGGACCGGATGCTCGCGGAGTGCATCGACGTTATGACCAACGAGAAGGCGGAGGGCTTCTTCAAGTGGGCCGCCCGTGTTCAGGAGGCTGCGAATACCGCCAGCTTCCCGCTTCTCTTCGCGGACACCCTTGACCGTGCGATGATCGCGACTTATCGCGATGCTCCTCGTACGATGGAGACGCTGTTTCGCGTGAATAGAACCGTGCCCGATTTCCGCACCGTGAAGCGAAATAGGATGCACGGCGCTGATGATCGTCTCCAAAGAGTTGCCGAGTTGGGTGACTACACGGAAATCCACAGATCAGAGGAAGAGTTTACGTACTCCGTCAAGAAGTATGGCGCTCTCTACTCTGTCTCGTGGGAAGCTATTATCAACGACAACCAGAACATTCTCACCGATCAACCGGAACGCTTCGGACGCTCGGCTGCCAAGACGGAGGAGTGGTATCTCACTCAGCTCCTCTTCGACAGCAACGGTCCCAACACCACCTACTTTGAAGGCACGGGTGGGATGACGGCTACCTCGACTCTCGACCTTACCGCCGAGAATATTGAGACGGCTTACCACGAGCTCTCCACGCGCACTGGTCAGGGCGACGATCCCGGCCCGATGGCTATCACGCCTCGGTACTTATGGTACTCGCCCCATCTCGAACTGACGGTCAACAAGATCCTTCAATCCCAGCTGATGATTACGGGCGCGAATGCGACCATTCCCAACAAGAACATCGTCTCTACTCTCGGCCTGATTCCGCTCAAGATCACTTGGGCTCCTCAGATCGTGACGGGTAGCACGGCCACCATGAAGCAGATGTGGGGCTTGTTCTCCGACGAGAGCGAGATTCCGGTTGGCGAAGTTGGTTTCCTCGCGGGCAGGAACGATCCCGAAATCTTCCTGAAATCCTCGAATCAGGTGAGCGTCGGCGGTGGGGACATCAACCCCGTCAATGGCGACTTCCTGAATGACCGAGTGGACTACAAGGTCCGCCACGTCTTCGGGGGCACCACGATGGACCCGAGAGCTGGTTGGGCATCCTACGGTCACGCAACTTAAACCGTAGTTCTTAAATAACGGATGGGGGGGTCTTCGGACCCCCCTACCGTAAAAAGGAGAATAGGAGTGGCTCTTACTGATCTAGCAAACCTCAAGATGCGTGTTGGGGAGCCGGGGACGACTTACTTCACCGACGACCAATATACACAATTCTTGGCCGATCAGGATGACAACATTCTCCAGGCGGCTGCCGACGTTTGTTTGGCTATGGCCACCGACCGAGCCTTGGTGAATCTCCTTATTCGCCAGGGCAACTACACGCGGGACGCTCGTGGAGTGGCCCGAGAACTTCGACGGATGGCGGGCGAGTATCGTGCGGCTGCAAGCACTACTCCTGCCATAGCCATCGGAGACGCAAATGAACCCTTCAGCTCCATTCTTGGGGTCACGGGTTAGGAGGAAACTATGAAGAAAATCGTTCTTATTGCCCTCGGCGCTCTCGTCATTGCGGGCCTTTTGAGCATCCCTCTCGACCTCCAGGTCAAACAGGCGACTGCCCAAGTTGGCTCCCCTGTTGTGGAGACTACGGCGGGTACTAACAGAGCTACAAAGATCACTCGTGGTGTCGGTGTTACTGCCATCCATATCGAGTGGACTTCTACGGCGGGTGGGGCCTACACGGCCACCCTCGACAACCTAAGTGGCACGGTCTCGCGAGTCTGCTTCGCGCCCGTCGCGGCTGCATCCCCTACTGCTAGTTATGATGTCGTAGTGAACGACCTCGCGGGCGTGGATGTGCTCGAAGGCGAAGGCGCTAATCAGTCTGCTACTGCTGCCGCTGACTCGGTACCTCTCATCGCTGAAGTTATTTCTTCGGCGACTACTCATAACTCGGTGGTAACGGCGGGTCGCTTGACCCTCTCTATCACCAATGCGGGAGCTTCCAAGCAAGGCGAGTTCACGATCTACGTGACTAACTAAGGAAGCTTCTAGGAGGAAAGAATGAAACTAATAAACGCCATCACAACCTTGGCGCTCCTCTTCCTCTCTCCCCTCGTGGCGCTTGGAGCGGCTCCTGTAGTTGTCTCCAACGTCACGGGGACCGTTTCCATATCCGAGTACCAAGGAGACATTACTAAGTCTGTCTTGGTCTCTTGGACCTCAGACGCATCGGGAGACGCGAACTCGGTTATCTCCCCCTTCGTGGGTGAGATGCTCCGTGTGTCATTCGACCCTGGCACGGCTTCGCCGACTGCCAGCTATGACATCGTTCTCAACGACTCCGACTCAGTGGATGTCCTTGGGGGCGCGGGCGCTAACCTTTCTGCAACAGTAACAAGTTCCCAAGCTGTTACTATTGATGGTCCGGGAACGGACGATCACTTGCCGTGTGCTGTTACCGGCAAGCTAACACTTGTTGTTTCCAATGCAGGAAACGCGAAGACGGGAACAATGCGTTTGTATTGGAGGCGATAGTGGCTATTACCAACGCCATCCAAGATACTGAATTCGACGCGGCTTTCCCTAAGACGGATTACTGGCCCGACACTTGTAAGATCGTTACGCAAAAAGACAGCGCCACGCGGGATGACTATGGTTATCCCACTGGTGCTCAGGCCGACGTAGCGACCGCAATAAGTTGTAGGGTCATGCCAACGATAGGAAGGTTTAATCGACTTGAAGGTTTCTTGAATGTGTCAGCGGTGGATGCCGACTTTCTGGCACTCATGCCGTGGAGGACCGACGTTAATGAGTCTCATCTCTTTGTCGTCACGGCCTCGACCAACACGGAATGGGTCGATGCGGAGTTTGACATCCTCTTGGTAATAGATCCGGACGGTACCCATAGTCACTTGGAGCTGGCCCTAAACCGGAAGGAGACCAACTAATGTCTCTCGGTATAGGAATCTCACTCGTGATTAACGTGGATACGGAAGGGGTCAAGAAGTCTACGCTCGAAGCATTTGAGCTGGGGCTGATCGACGCGGGCAGGAAGATGCTCGGGGAGTCCTTTAACAAAGCTAGGAACTACACCATCTCGGCGAATGGGAAGACCTACGTGGCTTGGCGGACAGGCAATTTGGCTCAATCCCTCGGGATTGCAGTCTCGCCCACCGGGCAAGCATTCTACGGTCCCCTCCATCGCATGGATGGTCAAGTTGTTGGCTCCCAAGGAATACCGGGCGCTTCCAAGAATGGTCCTCAAGTTGCCATTGCCTCGTCCTCTGGATATGGGCGATGGGTACACGAGGGGACCTCGAAGGTCCCGGCGCGTCCATTTGTCCTAGAAACAGTTTTAGAAAACTCTGACTCTATTGGTACGTCAGTGTCGGAGCGGATGAGACAGGCTGGACTATAGCATGATCGACACTCGGGACGTAATCCGTGATTATGCCCTCAGCCTCTCATCTGTAACGGATGTCATTGGTCAGAAGTTCTTTATGACTACTGTCATCGCGGAAGGCGACAGCCCACCTTGCGTGAGTTGTCAGCGGCTAGGCGGTCCCGGTCTCCACACGGATATCGGTGGACTGGTTGAGCCGATCATGTCTTTCAAGGCGTGGGGCCTTACCCCCATAGGAGCAGAATCAGTTTACACAGTTATGGGGGACGCCTTCGAGGATCTGAAGGATGCTCCCACGACAGTTGGATCACGAGTAATCAAGTCGGCGGTGGAGGTCTTGGCTCCCCAAGACTTCCCGGACTTAGATAGTGAATACCACTTCGTCAACTTTGGTTGGCGATTCAAAATAATATAGGAGGTAGTAACGACATGGCTACTGCACAAACAACTCCTACACTCAATCCCGGTACAGCCGCCGATGTACTTGTAGGTCTAGCCGGTGTTCGAGTGTCTACTGTGGATACACATCCATTCCCCTCCCATCATGTCGGATATACGGAGAATGGTGTTACTCTGCGGTACAGTCCCTCAGTCACCAACATTAAGGTGGCTGAAGAGAAGTTCCCCATCGACCACATCCTAACCGATGAGGAAATCCAGCTTGAGCTAACTCTAGCTGAAGCTACCACCGCCAATCTCGACATTACGATGATGGGTGCGGACGACGCCAATACGGCGATGATCCGCTTCAAGTCGACTAGCACGGCCAAGTTCCAATCGCTCTTGATTGAGGGCGAGTGTCCAGGCGGGACCGCCACAGGCGGTATTCGTCAGGTCCTCTTCCAGAAGGTAGGCGCGATGGGTCAAGTTCAACAGCCCTACGTGCGGGATGGCATCCAGATGCTCCCTGTCACGTTCACGGCCCTCAAGCCCGCCCAGGGCGATATCGTGACCATCAGCGACTTCTATGACGTTGCGGTGGCTACGGGTACCTTTGCCTTTGCCGACAATGTAGGGACTAACAAAATGTCCGTACGCGCCCTCGGCGAGACCGACTCGGCAGATGCCATTGCTACCGTTACGGCGGGCGCGAGTGGTGATAAGCTCGTTATTCGAGCGGCCCTCGATGCAGCAGGAACGGCTATCAATACCATTACCTTGACACACACCGCCACGGGTGGTGGTGTCTTGGTGAACGCGACTGCGGCGGATCATGTTCTAGACGATCTTCGCGATTGGGTGGAGTACACCCACGACGGAACGGATTGGGACGAGTCCGACCGCTTCATCAGTACCTAATAGGAGTGTGATATGGGGAATCCCTTCCTCCATGCTTCTACTAACGGAACAGCAGCCAACGTCTTGGTGGGGCTTGGAACAGTCAGTTTCAAGCTCCCCTACGACGCCGCTAGCTGGACTGAGCAAGGATATACGATTGAGGGGTGTACGCTCCTGTACACCCCTACTTTCGTCCCTAGCGTGGTTCCTTGGTCGACGGTCGAAGCGGACGCAGAACTCGTCTCGGAAGATATCCGGCTGGTCCTTACACTGGCCGAGTCAACCCTGGCGACCCTCCGGCTTGCCTACCCCGGTGTATATGACCTTGACGCCTCCGACATTGACCTGGGGCGATCCGTCTCCCGAGCCTGGAACCCTGTAGGCTTCAAAGTGGTCGGCGAGGGACCTAGTAGTACAACTCGAACGATCACAATG